CCGCCATCCGGATCAGCGGCGCCAGATACCGTGTAATCTGTCGTCAGTGCCAGGGTGGTTTCCGCACCCGTCGCAATGGTGATCTTGATGACGGTAAGGTCGTTGTCCTCAAGAAAGTAATACGGAAACGAGAACGGGCCGGTGGTCCCCGATCCGGTGTATGAAATTCTGTTGGCTGACGTTTCAATCATGGCGCTCTCCTGAATCCTCTTGTATCAAAAATGACGGCGGCAACGGACCCTTTAGCGTCCGCCGACTGCGCGTGAAAGATCAGGAGCCCTGCCCGGTGCGGCGTGCCCCGGCTCCCACCAATATTCCTGATTGAATTCGCGCCGCGCCCGGCTCGCCATCGACGACAGATAGCCCGGCGAAAGCTCGTTCTGCAACTGCTGGAAGAACAGATGATCCGCCGCGCCCTTGACGTACCAGAGCGAAGCCCCCGGCGTCAGTCCCTTGACCGCCTTGACCGCTTCGGCGCCGATCTTCGTATCCTTGCCCTGCGCCGCTTGGATCAGATTGCCTTGAGTCAGGCCAATCATTTCCTCGGCCAGACCCGCTACCGGCCCGAGCATGGCGCTCAAACCGCCGCCGCCGTGCTGGGTAGCCTCGGAGTAGATGAAGTCCCCGTACAAGCCCAGACTGCCGCCCTTGAAGAACGCTTGCGCCCAGAACTTCGCCGCCTTCTTCGGATCGTCCCAAGGGTTCGCGTTCTTCGGGTCACGTCCGGCGAGGATTTCGGAGATTTCCACGGCCAGCCCGCCAAGCAGCGTCGTGCCGAGCACCAGCGGCATCAGGTATTTCGCCCGCCCGCCTGCGGTTCCGCCAGACTCGCCGCCCCAATTCATGCCGCGCGACACATGGCGCTCGATCATCGCCAGCGGAAAGGACTTGAACAGCCATGCGCTGCGCCACAGTTCGCCGCCGAGCGTGCCGCGCGCCTGTGATCCATGCGTCAGCAGCTTCTCGCGTGCGCCGGGAGTGATGACGGCCATGTCGACTTCTTCGAGGACTGCGCCGAGCAGTCGTGTTGTGGCGGCATTGCGCAACCGTGCCGGCGTCGTGTTGTTCGCCGCGGCGATCTTGGCGAGGTCAGCGTCGGGAATCGCCCGCACCGCCTCCGGCGTCAGCATGGTTTCGTTGCCGCGCCATGTTTCCGTCTTGGCGAGCTTCCACACCGCCCAATCGGTTTCGGTGACGCCCTTGGACAGCAGGATGCGATTGTCGACCGCGTCGAGCTTGGCGAAGTCTGAGGTCTTCACCAGATGCCCGATGCTGTCCATCATCGTCGCGCCGAATGCCGCCTTGCGTGCGGCGGTCATGGCCGAGAGGCCAGAGGCCCGAATGGTCGCCGTCGCCATCTTCGAGGCGAAGGATGCGCCCAGCCCTTCCTGACCAAAGCGCCCGAGGTTCGATGCCATCACTTCGCCGGCCAGCCCCATGCGCGCCAGCAGCCTCCTGTCGGTCTTGTTGGCAGGGTTCAGCGCGGTCAGTTCGTTGCGCAGTATCTGCATTTCCGGCAGGTTGTTCACGTGGCCCATCAGCGCCATCGTTGCTTCATCGGTGATCGAAGTGATCACGGCAGAGCCAAGCCGGGACGCGACCAGCCATGAGCGCAGAGAGTCGAAGCCGCGCGCCATGCCCTCGTTTGCCACCGGCAGCACCTGGCCGGCGACATGATTGAACAGGCGCGTCGTCTTCATCGCCTTTTCGTTGATCGCGTTCGGGTTGTCCGTCTTCGCCGCGATGCCGTCGAGAATCGCCTGATCGCGGAACAGTTCAAAGCTGCGGTTAGGGTTCGGGCCGAAGGTTTCGACCAGCGCGATCTGGTGCGCGATGCCGCGAACGTGGCCCATCATCACATCGTAGAAGCCCTGTTCGCCGTACTTCGTCTGGTAGGCCGTCCATCCGTCGCCGTCCTTGAAATGGATCTGGCGCGACTCGCTGCCCCAATTGGCGCGCATCGCCGAGCCTGTCACCTTGCCCGGTTCGATCTTGTTCATGCCGTTGCTGCTGATCGTTTCCCATGCCTTGCGGAGAACGGTCTCCAATTCGGCATCATCCATCAGCGTGCCATCGGGCCGGACGTACTTGTCACGGTTCAGCATGGGCATGATGTCCTTCACCCAGGCGTCAGCGCCAGCCTTCCAGACTTTCGATTGCGAATGGTGATGGGGAAGCCCCCAATCCTCCAGCTTGCCGATGTCGCCGCCCGCCTGGTTGAAGCGCAGCCGCAGCGCCTCGGTCGTTTCCTTCCAAGCCTTCGCGCCGGCTGCGGCCTCGGGCGATCCAGTGTTTTCGCCCATCATTTCCTTGACCAGTAGCCGCACGCCGGCCATGTCCTCGACCATGCCGAAGAACTTGGGATTCGTCGCCTCGAAGGTATTGACCAGCCGCCCGACCGCCTCGTCACCGATGGCTCGGCCCTGCGTCTCGACGGACAGCACGCGGCCGGTTGCCTTGGCATCGAAGGCCACAAGCTGATCCAGTGCCGTCAGGCTATCGATTCCGCGCGCCTTGGCTGTGGCGAGATAGTTCTGCACCCGGTCATGCGCTGCGATGGTGTTGGCGATCCGCTGCTTGACCTTGGCCGCGTCAGCTTCCAGCCCCTTGCTGGCGATCTCGGCGGCCATTTCCATCATGGCGCGCGGGGTCACGGCTTGGCCGGCCTTCTGCAATTCCACCCGAGCGGCAGGCATCGCCGACCGCACCCGATCCTCGATGTTCTTCAGTTCGTTGGCGTTGAGACTGCGGCCGATGGCCTGCGTCACGGCGTCTATGCACTCGGCTTTCACTATGCGGCCCTCAGAAAGCAAGCGACCGCAGCGCGCAAGCCTGTTTCCTGCTCGCGTGCGGCGGTCTCTAGGTTGGTGATGATGCCCTGCGCCTCGGCGACGGTTGTCGTCGCGTCGGTGTCATCCAGCGGAATTACCGCATCGGGCTTGAGGGCTGTTGCTGGCTGGGCGTTGGCGTCGGACTGGCCGGCTGTTGATTCCGGCGCGCGTTGACCTTCTTGGCGGTTTCCAGCAGTTTGCGAGTCGTGCTCATCGAGTAGCTCCTTTATTCCGCGCATGAATCCGGCGTCGTCGGACTCGAACTGTGTTGCCAGTTGTTCGACGCGGCCCTCGTCAATCTCTGCGGCCCGCGCCGTCATGGCGACATCAAGTTCATTATGGGATGCCAATCCGCTTTCCGCAAGTTCGTCTCCGGTCGGCTTCCATTCAGCAGACTTGGTGCGCTGTTCTGCGACTTCTGCCATGTATTCGACCGTGCGGAGCTCGGCGGGCTTCAGCTTCTCGCCGGCCAGTGCCTTGTCGATGGCCTTCTGCACGTCGCTTTCTTTCAATCCCTTGGGGCGATTCGGCCACCATTCTGCATTCGGCACCCAGGCGGTGCGCGTGATTACCTCGCTCCCGCCTTCGTCTTGCTGCCTGATCATGCGCCCGCCAACTTCTGCCCATCCGGTTTCGCCCTTCATGGTCAGCAGCTCGGCGCGGATAGTCTCGTCGGCGATGCGTTGCTCAAAGGTGCGCGGGGCTTGCGGTTCGTTCCACGGATCATTTTCCGGCGCGTCACCAGCGCCGACTTTCGAGGTGATCTCGGGCGCCAGCACAGCAGAAACATCCTCCTGCACCTTCGCCGCCGCCTCGTCGGGAATGAATTCGCCGACCTCCTGCCGCATCGTCACCGGGCGGCCTTCCATCAGGTCGTCAATCGCTCCGGTCATGTTGGCAACGTGCGAATCACGCGCGGCCAGATCAGCCGGCAGGCCGAAGCCGGGGCGCTCGATCTTCACCTGTTCATTTTTCACCAGCGCCGCGTCGATGTCGCTCGGCTTGAGCATGTCGGCGATCTTGGCGCGGTATTCGGCCATCGCGTCGGCCTTGGCCTTCTCGCCGCGCAGCTGCAGCGCCCGCCCGCCACCGGCAAACGCTGCGCCGAGGATGGCATCGACCGCCATCGCCTCACCGTCCAGCGCCTTGAACTGCATCGCCAGATCAGCCCGGCCGGCCTTGGCGTAAATCTCCGAAGTCATGCCGCGCTGGAACACGCCCTGCGCGAGGTTGATGCCGGCGCCGTAGATCAGGTTCATGCCCAGCCCGGACGCGCCCAAGGTCATCGGGGCGATCACGCCGGCCGTCATCGCCGCGCCCTGCACGCCTCCCACCTTGGCCGCCGTTTGAAGGTCGACGCCCTTGTCGAGAGCATCCAGCGTGCCGCCGACCGTTTCATTGACCAGCACGCCCGGCGCACCGAAGGCAACCGCCTCGCCGCCGATCTTCACCAACCCATGCAGGATTTGCCCCGCCATGCCGATTTCTTCGGCCTTCGGCGCCAGGTGGCGGGAGAGTTTGTCGGCTGGCGTCACCAGATGCTCGAACACCTTGTCTTGCAGCTTGATCGAATCCGCCGTCAGCAGATCGAAACTGCCGGCCACCGCTCCGAGCGCGAGGCCGGTCGTGCGCTGCGTGTCGGCCAGCAGGCGCCCGACGCCGGTCACAGCGCCGCGCACCATGCCAGCAAAGAATCCAGCGGGTTGACTTAGATCAAGCGGATTCATCCTCGCCTGATCCATCAGGCTGGCGCTGTCGTGATCCCCTGCCAGGTCGAAGGCGCTCACTTGGGAATCCTATTCATCAGCCCGCTGGGGTCGTTCGGGTCGGTAACGCGCAGCAGTACCGGATTTCCGTCCTTGCCCAACAGGTATCCGGTGCCGGACTTGACCAGATAACCGCCCTTCGTGTTCTGAAGCTGCATGCGAGGCCATTGTTCAACGGCCATCGGCACACCTTGAGCCGTCACGGTCTTGATGAATTCCTTCTGCACTATGTTTTTGAAGGTCGAATCATCCATGCCCCACGGCTTGACCACGCGCCCGCCGTTGATGTCGGCCACGCCCCCGGTCGTGCGCTGAATCGCCTCCTTCAGCAGACCATCGTTCAAGTTTCCGGAGTAGTCGCCCTTCTGTGAAACCAGCCCGGCATAGGCAGCTTTTGCCGCTTGGTAGCTGACCTGATAGGCTTCCGGGTTTCCCGCGAACGCATCGCCGGCCTGAGAGTTGAAGGCCAGCCGGATGTCCTGATCCTTCGGCATGGGAAAGGTCGGCTTGCCGTCCTGCCCCTTGGCATCCTTGCCGGGGTTGAGGATGCGTTCGCCGGCCAGCATCAGCCCGGACGTGCTGCCCGCGGTAAAGGTCTGGTCGCTGAACCAGCCCGGCACGGTCATGGGACGCTCGCGAGTGGCGATCATTCCGGCCAGTGCGGTAACGGGTGAGTCCTTGGCGATCTGCTGCATCGTGGCACGGAAGACCTGATCATCCCCGAAGCCCTTGCGGAGATTCTTCAGCGTCTCGGTCTTGACGGCATCGGAGGCATTCGCCAGCGATGCGGTGAGTTGCGCGGCCTCCTGCGGCAGCAGACCCTTTGGGGCAACGCCATTCCGCTGCGCCGCTTCGCGCAGAATCGTTACCCGGCTGCCCAGCGTCTCGGCCCAGGTGTCCGGCTTGCTGAAATCCAGCGGTGTGACCTGCGCGCCTTCTTTCTGCATGGCGTAGTCGAGCGGGGATTCGCGCATCGTCGCGATGTTGCCGGCGACGAACTTCTGCAGCTTGGCGACGTGGGCGATCTGTTCCTTGCTCGGCGTCGGGCCGTAGCTGGCGGCAAGCTCGTTGACCTTGGTGACCATCTGATCGGGCGGCAGCAGGGACAAGGCGGAAACCGCCTTCTGATCGGCGAGGATCGAACGCGCAGCGGCTTCGTAGGGCGTGCCCTTGGCGTCTTTGGCGAACGCGGCGAACTCCTGCGGGGGAATGTCCTTGCCGTTCTCGACATACCAATCGAGACGCCGGCCCATCTGTTCCAGGCCGGCCATGCGGCGACGCTCGGCGGCTTCAGCCTTGACGATAAGCGTGTTCTTGAAGTTGCCGACGCGGGCCTCGGCGGCAGCAAGATTATTCGCCGGCACCCCTGGAAAACCGCCCTTCAGCATCCGGTCCAGAACTGCGTCCAGCGCCTTTGTGCTGTTGCGGGCTGCGCCTATCTCACCATTCAGCCCGGCCGTGTCTATGACTTGATTTGCCCGCTCCTTGAGGGCTTCTTTCTGCTTCGGCGGGATTTCCATCGCGTCGATCAGGGATAGCTGCTCGGCAAGCGCGGCCTGACGCTGCGCGGGAGAGGTCAGCACCGCCTGCGCCGTTTTGTTGATGCTGGCTTCCAGCGTGTTCACCCGGTTGTCGATTCTGGCTCCGGCCTCGAATCCGAGCGCATCCTGTCCGATCTGGGTCCGCAAGTGAGTCAGGCCCTCATTCAGCATCTTCTGCGTGACAGGGTCGGGACGGTCGGCAAGGACTTGCTTGCTGTACTCGTCGAAAGATTTCAGGACAGAGGGGGTCAAGCCGGCAGCACCGGGAGGCGCGGATTCCTTCGCCTTCAGCAAATGCTCGGTCCATTTCAGGCGGGCATCAGAGAGAACTTTTGAGGTCTCGACTTTGGCGTCTTCATGCTGCTGCTTTTCCAGCGCAACGCGCAGCCGTTCGGCCTCGATCTCCTGTTCGCGCTGCATCTTGGCCGCTACCTGCATTCCGGTAGTCCCAAGGTCGGACAGTGCGCCACCGACACCGATCTCAGGAGTTGCAGAAGCGCGCGGCATCCCGCCTGACTGGGGCAGGATTTGCTGATGATATTGGGGAATGCTCGGCATATTGTTACCCTATGACTCGCGGAACAGAGGTGAAGACTGGGGCCGGAGCTTGGGTCAGCGGCCGGCCAGACCCATAGTTCGCCGCGCCAACCAACAGGGACCGCCCCGCGTTGATGTAGCCCGAGGTCTTGGCCGCTCCTGCGCTGCGACGATTGATCGCGGCAGAGTTTGTTTCCAGATCGGCTTGCGCGAGATAGCCCTTCGACTTCAAGTCGCCGCTGTAGGCCAGGTTCAGCGCATCCAGCTCGGCCAGCGTTTGCGACTGCTCCATGATGTCGGCGTTGCTGCCGCCGAAGCCGGTCCCGCTTTGGGCGATCCCTGCCCGCTGCTCCCCGAGGACTTGCCGTGCCCGCCTGCGCTGCGCCTCCTGCGCTGCGGTCGATTCGGACAGGGCGGACGTGGATTGATTGCGCGCCACCGCCGCGTTGTAGTCATTCACTCCGGCTTGCGAGTTATAGTTGTCGCTCTGCGTGTTCGCCGACGAGATCGCACCCAGCACTGAAAACGCGGTGCTGGCGATGGAAATCACAGAAGATACCGTCGCCGCTGTCGCCGCCGACGCGCCCGCGCTTATGAGCATCGCCTCCATCTATCGCCTCACTTTCGCGTATCCAATGCAGTCCCGACCATCAGGGGTATAAGCCTCGCGCAAGCCCTCCGGTTTGAACCCGAGGCGTTCCAGCCACTTGTGCCCGGTGCAGAACTGCGCGTCGACCACCGCCTCAATGCGGCGGAATTCAGCCACGCTAAGAAAGCGCAGCGCGGCGTGATGAATCGCCAGAAAATGACGTTTCAGATTGCCGCCCATCAGCGCCCAGGCTTCGGCTCGCCCTTCCCACATCGGCAACAGTCCGGCGCAACACAGAACCGTTCCATCGTCGTCTATGGCGGCATAGGCCAGTCCGTTGGCGAGCGCCTTGCCGTAGTCCGGGTTTGCGAGGAACGCCCGCGCCCGCTCCTGCTGCGGTTGAAGGATCAGCGTTTCCAGATGCTCGGGGCGGAAGGGTTCGATTCTCATCGTGCTTGCGTATCCACAATGGGCATGAAACCGACAACGGTCGCCGGCAAGGGTTGATCGTTGACGTACATTTGATAGGCGTCGGTGGTGTAGCCGTCCGGCCAGGCAATATCCTTGTCGCCCGTAAATGGGGGGATTGGTTCATCCATCAGATCATCCGGACCTCGGAACAGGATTTCATCGAGGTTGTCTTCGTCTGGTCCGACTTTTCCGCCGACCGTGTTGATCAAGCGCACCATCCCCGTGTCGATTCGCTTGGTCTTGCCCTGCGACGTTCCATTGGCCGATCCGCCCTCAAGTCGCATGGTCTTGATCTTGGCCGGACAGGGCAAGCCGAGATGGACATACCACGATGGAGAATCCAGCGTGACGGAGCCCGATGCGACAACAACGGCCGAATGCGGCGAGCCGTCCGCCAGCACGTCAAGGGTTTCACCTTCGAGGTGATCCAGTCCGCTGATCGTGGATGCCGTGATGGCCCAGCCGCCTGATGCAATCGCTGTCAGCGAAGGCCACGCTGAGATAATCGTCGCGTGCACCACTGTTCCAGAATTGACGGCGGTGATCTCTGCCCGTGCGGTGTGATAGACATCGGCGCTGTCCTGGTAGCGGTAGCGGATTTCCTTTCCGATATCACCCGAGACAAAGGCCGTACCGCCCGCTGTGAAGGCGACGGCTTCCGTGTCCACCACAGTGGCGCCCGTGCCCGGTGTCAGCGTTTGAGCGACTGATCCGTCATATGTCAGCCCGGAGTCGACATAGAAGGCGTTGATGATGTCTTCCTCGGCGTCCAGCGGAGGCTCCATATATTCGACATAGCGCACCGTGCCGCCGTTGATTGTTCTGCGCACGATCATCCAGAGTTCATCGGCGTCAGTGGCCGGGTTCGGAATAACCTCAATGGCTTCGACAATCCCATCGCCGCCAATCGGATGCCGGTGCCAGCCGAACCGGCGCTGGTTCACGTTCAGCGTGGTGGCGAACAGCAGACCATCAGAGCGCAGCACCCATACAATGGAATTCGGCTCCTGCTGGTAGGCAATGCTGATGATGGCCTTGCCCTTGGGCAACAGATGCCGGGCCAGTACGGATAGATTCGTGGAGCGGTAGCCTTCGGTTTCCAGTGTGTAGGCGATGTCCCGCATCTTGCGACCGGAGCGCTGCACGAACAGCACCGAATCACCGACTCGTGCAGGTTGAACAGACCTGGAACCGTAGGACGATTCCGGCTTCGATTTGGCGTTGCCGGGGCCGAATGCTTCGGTCGTGGTGATCTCGCGGATCGAGAATTCCCCGCCTGCGGTGCCGACCAGCAGCGAACCGGAAGGGGCGACCCATTCAATGCGGTTGACCTGGTCGCTGGTGACTTCAATGGTCAGGCCGGCATCCTTGGTTACATCGCCACCGGTGTCCTTGTCGCGGAAATTCTCGAAGTCGCCGGACTGGCTGAACCAAAGCTCGCGCGTCGAGGCGCGGGCAAAGACCAGGCGCTCACGGAAAAATGTCACATGCGACGGCCAGCCCCGCGCGTCAGACCATGCACCCCGCGCCCAGCGGGTCGAGGCGTCGCCGCTGCCGACCGCGCCGTCCGGGATGCGCGATTGCACGGTAATAGTGGCCGATGCGCCACCGGAGGCGACCGCCGTAATCTTGCCGTGACCATAACCTGAATCGAGAAATTCCCACTGCACCCCGGCATTTCCGTCGAAGATCGCGCCCGATGTGTGGGAAGGCTGTACCGTGCCCGTCGTGGCCGAGTTCAAGGCTTTGTAGTTACGATTCCCGGCGCGGCGCACGTCGTTGGCGTTGACCGCCTTGCTGGCCTCCCATGAGGCCGTGGTATCCGCCAGCTTCTGCTCCAGATAGAACAGCGTCCCGATGTCGTCGGCAGTGAAGGTGCCCGCTGTCGATGCGGTCAGCGTGACCGATGCCCCCGTGTTCGCACCAGCGTAGACGGTGACCGTCTCATCCGGATCAAGATCGACAAACGGCCCACCATCCGGCACAAACTCAGCAAGCGTCCACGCGAGCGCCCCTGTGCGGGTCAGTTTCTGCACCGGGTAAGTCTCGTCGACGTGCGTAATGTAGAGGACATCTCCAGACTGCACCGAGCGCAGCAGGAAATTCCCGTCAGCGTCAAACAGGTCGGCGGCGACCCAGGGCGTCGCCACCTCGAGTGGCGCGGATCCATTCATCACAATGCCGTGATCGGTATAAAACCGCAGGTACTGGTCGCCGACTTCGAGGATATAGGCCTGCTCGATGTTGAACTCGAAGCGCAGCGTCCCGGTGCGATCGGTCATATCCTTGACCTCGCGCACAAAACGAGTCCCGCCCCGGCGCTCTGCCGGCCCTTCGATCAGCGGCATGAAGTTTTCAAGGCGCGAGCAGCCCGAGGCGTATTCCTCAAGCTCGACGCGAGCGCCAAACAGCGGGGAAAGTTCTCCGGAAGAAAACGAATTCAGCAGAGGGGCGGCTTTGGGCATCAGTGCCTCGACAGCATCCAGGAGTCGTCCGGGATTTCTTCGGGCGGAAGTTCGATTGCGTTGGCGCGGATCGCCATGCGGATGGACGCCTTCAAGTCCTCGCGCAACGATTCCTTTTTCGTGTTTGATTGCGTGATGGCCTCGCAGCCATTGAAGGCCAGATCAATCGCCAGGGTCTCGGAAAACGCCGCATCGAATTCCCCGGTGTCCGTCACGCGCTTGATGTACCGAAGATAGAGCGGCGCCGTAAAGTCGGTGACGATGGTTCGCCCCTCGATCTTGTAGGGTTCCGAATCCGGACCGCCCATCGAATCAGACAATCCGGGAACTTGCCATATGTCGTTAACCTGCACCACGCGCAAACAGTCGGTCGGGAGTTGGTAGGCCATCGTGTAGCCCCATTCCGGCGCATCGGACAGGGCCGGGAGCGATTCGCGTTTCATGGCGAAAGACCAGTTGTAGACTCTCAAAAGGAAATCGCGGCGCAGTTCGTAGAGCGCATTCATTTCCCGCGCTTCTTTCACGTTATCCGACAGCGACGTAATCCGCTTGGCGCCGAGCTTGGTCAGCGCGGAATTGACGATTGCGATGGAACTAGCCATTCCATACCTCCTTTGCCCATCCCCCTGCTTCGTGGGGGCGCGGCTTGCCGTGGAAACACACCACCCGCGCGCCTTCCGGCACGGCTTGGGTGCAATGGGTCTTGTAGGACACGAATGCGCCCGGATACAGGTCTTGCAGGATGTCGACCTGCTTGGGGAATCGCCCTTGATCGAGGTTTTCAAAGAACCCCTGATCGCCTCTCGGATCGGTCATCTGCTGACCGTTCGAGTCGAATTCTTCCCACAGGCCGAGGCTGTTGTCGGTGCGCCAGATCATGATCGCCGGGCCAAGTCCTTGCGGACGCCAGAAGTCGCGCAGCGTGGCGAATGGCCCGTCATAGCTGGCGATGTCGTCGATGTTGCCGAGGATGAACGTGTCCAGGTCGATGAACATCGCCCGGCCATCGGGGAACATGCCCGGCTTGAACAGGTGCAGCTTTTCCCACCAACCGGGCAGAAGCGCCGGCTTGCAGGTCATCCCCGGATAGAGGCTGGAGGCGTCGTCCGTGACCACATAGAATCGGTGTGGCAGGGTCAGATGCTGCTTGATCTGCCGGCGCAGTTTACGGACATACTCGGCGCCGCGGCCGCAATAATTGCCTGTCTGGACGACGACGACGCTCAACATGTGACCGCCCCCCATTTCTGACGGAACAGTTCGGCATTGCGTGCGAAGCCTTCCCCCGGCCATAGAATCGTGGCGTTGGTCTTCGGGTGCGTGACGACCAGATCGTCGCACACGTTGAAGATTGCGCCGGCTCGCGCCATGCGCCGGATGAAGTCTCGATCTTCATATCCAGCACCATCGCGATAGTCTTCATCGAAGCCACCGGCGCGCTCGAATAGCTCGCGTCGCATCATGCCCAGATAGGCGATGCCAGAACCATCAGGACAGTCGGGAACCTTCACGCTGCTGTGGCAGTGCCAGGCGCGCTGTTCAGGGCACCACGCCGCCGCCAGCACATATCCATTCGGCCCGATTTGATCGAGCCTCGCAGCCATTTCCTGCAACACTTGGCCTTTGTCGTGCAGCATCTCGATGCAGGACAGCACGATGATGTCGCCGGACGCGGCGGCTACTCCAGCATTCCATGCGACCGATTGCGGGGTCGGGGCCGACTTCACGGGAAGTCGCACCACCTTGGTATTCAGGGTCAGCCGTGGCGGGATATAGGGGATCGGGTTGCCGTCGTCGACGATCACCAGTTCAAGGTCGACACCTTCGTGGTACTGCTGGTCAAGCAGATAAAGCGCCTTGTCGGCGGCCGCGCGGCGCATCCAATAGGGAAGGATCAGCGAGATCATCGCGCCAGCCTCTTGAATTCGGCGAAGTCTCGGATGCAGTCGGTCTCGTCATGTTCAGCAGAAGCCAAGACCAGAACAACCGCATCCGGCGTGAATTCGTGCAGCTCCAGCCACTCAAGCGGATCGATCAAAAGCCCGGTGGTCGGATCGTCCATGCGAATATCGCGGTAGCCTTTCCGATCCCTGATCGTCAGACTGAAGCCGCCACAGATCGCAATCATCAATCGACGCAGTTCGCGGTGTGCATGGCCCCCGCGCGTGGCCTTCGGGTCAATGTGATGCAGGTAATAGACGCGCTCGATGTCGAACGGCAACCGCTCGATCACGGTCAGGCTGCCGCGCGTGTCGGTGATGGTCTTGAGGTTCAACATTTGCCGTACCTCTCAATCCACGCCTTGGTGTTGCCTGAGAGCGATGTCACCCGCCCCTTGAATATCTGGCGGACGGCGCACTTCCATTCATTTTCTGTCGCCCGATCAACAAAGTCGGTCGAGTACCAGGGGGCGTCGAAGAAATGCCCGTCGCCAGTCATCGGCACGCCGGCCAGCACGATTTCGTCATAGCCGAGCAGCAGCCCGACATAGCAGGCGAACAGGCCGGACGTTCCGCCCACCGCATCAATGTTCCACGTCACATCAATCCCGTCGCCGGATTTGTGCGAGTGGATCATCGGAGGTACGGCGTCGCCGTAGTTGTGGCCCAGGCGGAACTTCTTCCACCCCGGCATGTATTCCTTGTGCAGCGTGACCCAATGCCGGATGCGCTCATGCAGATACGCGCCGACATCATTGACGGCCATGATTTCACCCTTCCACGGGCGCACCTTGGCGTAGTCATCCCAAACAGTGCGGCCACCGCCGATCACCAGCAGAGGCCCGGAAAACCGCCCGCAGCGGGAAGGGATTTCTCCCCTCCCGCCGAGAGCGCGCCAGAGGTCTGGCAGATCGGACATCAGGTGCCTGCGACGTAGCGAGTACGCAGCGAGACGGTGCCCGCGCCGCTGCCCACGGTGTCACCCGTGAAGCAGATGTCGTACCAGCAGTTCGGATCAGCCGACAGACCGGCGTTCTGCCAAACGGCTTCCTCGATGTCTTCGACGCCGACCGCCGAACTGCCCTCGAACAGCAGCTCAGTCCCGGTCAATGATGCGGAGACCAGGGTGATATTGTCCGCGTAGGCGTTGGCGTCGACCACCGCGCCGCCATCTTCTGCTGTGGCATACAAGCCCACATCGAAGACAGCGCCCGAAGTGATGGCGTCGTTGAACAGCGAAAGCTGGCTGATGCGCCAGGACGAATGCACCCGCGCCAGACGGTAAACGCTACCGTCCGCGTCGGCTGCGGCGATCTCAACCGTCCCCACCTGCTCGCGGAGAACGGCGCCCATGACATTGAGCGAGTTCGCAACGGGAGGCGTGGCGTCGAGGTTGGTGACCAGATTGGTCTTGGTGTTGGCTACCATGTGATTCTCCTTTGAGTTGGGTTAGGTGGCCGATCAGACGTAGCTGATCTCGACGACGCCGGCATCCTCGACGCGGGTCGCGCCGATATCCATCTCGACGAAAACCTGCGTTGAGTAGTTCTTGTCGGCGCGCTCGCTGATGCGGACAACCGGCTCGGCACCCACCGCCAGAACAACCGCGTTCTTGGCGTAGACGAACGCCTTGAGCGCAGTGACTTGCGTCGAGACGATGAACTTGAAGCCGAGGAAGGTGTCGATCTGGCCCTGCACCAGCGCTTTGATGCTGTTGTAGTCGGACGAGGTGATTTCCGTCGCTGACAACAGATCGGTGAGGCCGGCCGGGTTGATCGCGCAGGTCAGCATGTCCGTGTCGACATCGGCCGCCAGCAGGATTTCACGGGCAGAACGAAGTTTCGCCACGGTCAGCGCCGCCGAAGCCGCCGCGATCTTCTGCGCGCTTGGCAATGCGACGGTCGTCGCGCCGGCCACACCGGAATAGGCGTTACCGGCCATCGCCGCGATCAATACCGCATCCATCTTGCGGCCTGCCGCCATCGCCGCGTTCATGGCGTAGGGGCTGGTCGGGTCGATCAGGGTGCGAATCTTGTCGGCGTTGTCGATCAGGTCGGCAAAACGCGACGTGACCAGAGAAACACGGCGCCGGCTGTGCGGAGTGTCGATCTGCGGGGTGTCGTCATGGCGCGAAGTGGCATCGACCATATCGACGGCGCCGATACGTTCGAAGTAAGCATTCTTGCCGGTGACTTGCTCGCTGCGGACGGAGCCGCGGAGCTTGGAACCCTTCTGCTGCGAGAGCATCAGGACGTTTGACTTGTACTGTTCGACCATTGCGGTCGTGATTTGCGTGGACATGGTGTAGTCCTCCAAAAAGTTGAAAAGCGACTCTTCGAAAGGCCTACCCGCCTGCGCGGAACCATTTCTAACCCTGTTGCGGTAGGGTCAATCCGGCAGTCTCTCCTGCTGTCTCGCGGACCTGATTCGGGTCAGGCTCCCCGCAATTCCGGCGCGCTCATAACACGCCGTCCCACCCGATCAGCTTTCGCTGTCCGGGAATGCAATCTTGTGCAATCGCGTCCATTCCGCCTTCTTGTCGGCATCGCCGGCCGTCAGAGCATTCACGAATCCGGTGTCCTTGCGCAGCTCGACAATGCGGGCGCGAGCGCCTTCCTGTGACATGCCGAAGGTCGCCGACCCCGTATCGGAACCGTGGAAGCGGTGTTCGCCCATCGCCTTGCCGAGTTCGGCGAACATCAGCGCGGTGCGCTTCGGGCCGATGGCGCGCTCAATGCTGATGGCTTCTTCATCCGACACGCCAGCAGCGCGGCGAACACGACGGGCCAACTCAATGGATGCGTCGTACTGGTCGCCGAGTTCCGCCTTCATGGCGTTCATCTCGGTGTCGAAGCGGGTGTCGTAGGCGGCTTCGGCGGCGGCCTGCTGGCTCGATACATACTCGTTCCACTTGCCAGCGAGTCCAGCGGCTTGCCGCTTCGGGATGCCCAACTCATGGAACCAGCCAGTCGCTTGCTTGAGGAAGGCGTCGGACTGGCCTGCGGGAACACTGAGGCCGTAGCCGTCCGCGTTCTCGGGAAGCCCGAGCTTGGACATGATGCCCCGGAAGCCGTCGACGTCGTTTTCGTCCTTCGGCAGCCGCAACAATTGATCCGGCGGCACGCCAAGCTTCTGCTCGGCATTGCGGTACATCGGAATAATCTTGCCCAGCGCGTCCTTCTCGGTGAGCTTCGAGACGCCCATGCCATCAAGCCAGGTCTTGACATCGCCCTCGTAAGAGGAAGTCCAGCCATCGTTGGCGGCAGGCACGGCACCACCAGCAGGAACAGCGTTACCGTCAATGACTGGTTCGGGCGCGACGAGTGCGGATTCAGGTGGCATCAGATTCCCCTTGTTGATCGAGTTTGTAAAGCTGTTGAAGGTCTGAATCATCGAGATTCAGCATGGCGAGAACACGGAAATAAACCTCCTGCCGGGCGGCAGCGGCGACACTGGCGAGCGGGTCGATACCTTGCGGGCCGGTCTTGATGGTCGGTTTGTTGCCATAGCAGAAGCGGCGAAGTTCGGTCAGAACAGCGGCGCCGTCATTGGTCGGCTTTCCATCACCACCAAGGAAGCAGGCGCGGAAGGCGTCGCGCTGGCCGGTGATGCGGCGGATGTAGTCGCGCACGCTCATTGCGGCATCCCGCCCGGCTGCTGGATCGTTGAAGCAGTCGCGGCAGCCTGCGCCATGCTGTTGGCGGCGTCTGCAGCCACGGGGGCAGCGGCAAGCATCTGCTGCATCGCGGCAGCTTGCGCTTTCTGTTCCTTGACCTTCTTCAACGCATCCGGATCGCGCAGCACTTTGGCCGGCACGCCGTTGATCTCGGCAAGCTCGCGCGGCAGGGCGTCGGTATCGAACACGTCATAGACGTTCGGGTCGAGCTGCGCCATCGGGGCCAGTTGCTCGAAGGTGCGCAGGATCGCAATGCCATCCTCGGAGCGCAGCAGGCGCGCCAGCGGGCTGGTGTATTCGATGTCGTAATCCCCGCCCGCGTCGATGATCTCCTGCGGAGGGTCCGGGAGAACCCCGGCCATCGACAGAATGTCAATCTCACGCTCGATCAGCGGCCCGAGGAATTCGGATTGCTGCCGGCCCATCGTCGGTGCCAGCAGTTGTCCCTTCTCCTGTGCGCGCAGCATCGCCTCCGTAGCGGTGATCTGCGGCGTCTCGACGAGAATCTGAAACAGCGACACTAAGAAGGCGTCATTGACCAGCTTTCGCTTGCTGTCGGACAGTTCGTGCGCCCAGGGCAGGTTCGCCCCGGTCTGCAACGGCTTGACCAGTTCGCGGCCTTGGTCATCCACGCCTCCGAAGTTCAGCGCACGCGGGCGCATCTTGAAGCCTTGCAGCGCGCCATCTTCAAACAGCAGGAGCGGAGGATCGACGGCCAGATGCCCGGCGCGGAGCGTGGTCTTCTCCATCTCGTTGAGCATCTTGATGTCGGCCAGCACCAGCATCGCCGGGCCACGGCCATAGACCTCGCGCGGATTGGTCGAATAGCGGCTGACCGGATAGGGGAAGGTGCGATAGCCGCCCTCTTCGATCACCGATCGGCCCTCGACGCTGACGTAACAGGAATAGAAGTTCATGCCCTGCCGATCCAGCCGGCGCGGATCGCGCTTGCGATTCGGCTCGACGGCATGGATGAACTCGAAGCGGCTGGCCTCGTCCTGCTTCTCGTAGGCTTCCTTGATCTTGCCGGGCAACTTGTCCAGCCCGAAGGCTTCGACCGCCTGCCGCGCGCTGTACTCGAACTTGCGGTGCACCGTATCAATCTTGCCGTGCTGGTTCTCGCTGACGAACAACTCCGACAGGTGGCAGGACTTGTACCGGATGCCGCGCCCCGGCACGTCCTCGACCATCATGCCCATCGTGCCGAAGGCGCCGAGGCTCTTGTAACACTCGTTGGCCTGGCTGGCGAAGTTCGAGAACGGCGAACGGCGCACGGAAAACAGAATCTTGGTCACATCCTCCAGGTACTGCTTGACCGCATGGACTTCGCGCAGGTCTTTGTCGGTCGTGGTGAGTTTGTGCCACTGCTGGTTGTCAGGCGTCAGCAGCGAGTGAATCGCGGCGGCGAACTTCTCCAGGGCAAGCGGCGCGGTCGAGTCGAATATCTTCTCGGTGCGTTTCTCGCCGCTCTGCCGTTTGCCGGTGAAGTCGGACATTTGCGGCCAGACGCGATCCGCAACCTCCTGCCACAACGATTCCCAATTCGAGCGCAGCGCCCGCATCTGGTCCTGGCGGCGAAGAATGTCGTCGGCGCGCGTGTCAGCCATCAGGCGGCCTTACCCTTGCGTGTCTTGCGCGGCTTGGCTTCTGGCAGGATCAGCGGCGCCGGCAGTGATTCGGGAACTACCAAAACCCGGCTCTCGGGCGCTGTCGGGATATACCAGCCCTGCTCGGTCATCACCTTGCGGGTCAGCCGTCCCTGAGCGTTGAGCGCGTGCGCCTCGGCGTAGGTCATGCTCATGATCCGACCAGCGTCTTTTTCGTGACGGGCGTATCGGCCACGCCAGCGGCGCCGGTAGCGACCATCGCAGACCGGCCGCGCTTGCGTCGTGCCTCATCCTGCGAGGCGCGCTCGGCGGCGGTATTACTGGCGGCCGTGTTGATCGTTGGCGCTGGCGGTGGGGGGGGCGGGGGGGCCACTTGTTGCGGCGCGCTTCCGCCGCCACCGCCGAAGATTGCATCCATATCGTTCCTTTACTCAAACATTGCGTAGTCAGCGTCCGCTGTATCGCGACGTTGGGCGTGCTGCTTCGTGGCCTTGCGCACGCCCTCGCAGGCATAGCGCAGGGCATCAATAACGTGGTTGTCCTTGTCCTTGAGTTTCGGCAATACCTGCCCAGTCAGGGCGTCGACCTCGTAGCTGTACATAGTCAATTCGTCGATCAGGTGCGTGCAGCGCGGGTGCACGATGATGTCGAAGGCCTTCAGAAACTCGACGCCTTCCTCAAGCGACTTGGCACCCTTGATGGCGGCATTGATCTTCGGATAGCCGTGCTTGCGCATGTAGCTGATCGTCTCGGGCCTGGCTGAGTCCGCCGTGATGAACCACTTGCGCGAGTCGGGAACACGGTCGAACAGGTCGGGCAACTGGTCGATCTCGCAGCCGACCATGTAGGCTTCGTAATCGACGTAGAGATTGCGGCCCTCAAGGTGGCAGCGCACCAGCACGGACGGATCAACCGAAAATCCCCAATCCGCGCCCATACGGAACACGGTTCCAGCACCAGCCTCGAAGTCGTCAATGCGCCAGTTGCGGAATACCCGCGCCTCGCTGTTGCGCGAATAGCCGCCGAGCCAGACATGCGCGAACTTGTCAGGATCGCGGCGCTGATCGTAAGCAACCTCGGCCATCAAGACGTTCGGCATCCACGGGTTATCTCGATAGTTCGCCTGAACAACCACCGAATCAGTCGGCGGGGTCTCGCAGCGCAGCAGCGCGTCGACCGGGTCTTTTTCGCTGTTCGGATTCCAGGAGAACCAAAGCTCCGAGCCTTCCTTGCGAATCGTCGGGCGCAGCAGATCAAGGCTTCGCTGACTCAGCGTCTGAGCTTCCTCGACCCAGGCGATGTCATAACCTTCCAGCGACTTGATCGTATCCGCCGTGTGGTTCTGCATACCCTGAAAGATGATCCGGCCGCCGTAAGGGCCGGCAATGTAGTCCTGCTTGATGTCGAAATACTGCGAGACACCCAGCGATTCGATCTTCAGTTCGAGCAACTTCTTGACAGACTGCGCCAGCGACTTTTGCACTTCGCGGACACAGACGGCGTCTGTCTTGCCCATCATGCAGCGCTCAATCAGCATTTCAGCGAAGAAATGCGACTTTCCAGATCCACGCCCACCATGCGCGCCCTTGTACCGAGCCGGCATCAGTAGCGGCTTGAACACGCGAGTGGTTTCAATCGTGAGTTTCACTCGCCAGCCTTCGAGTCGATAATCACGCGCTGGATGGATTCGACGCGGACCGGATTGTCGGCGTCTCCGGTGATAGTGGTAGGCAGAACCTTTCCGAGCAGGGTCAAGAACGGTCCGGGGCTTTCGACGGCCTGCCGCTTCAAATACTCCACACCACCACCGGGCTGATCGTTGAGCGCCTGAAGGATCAATTCTCGAAGGGCACGATTGTTCTTGTCCGGACCACGCTTCCCCTGGTTCGGTTTTTTTACGCCTTTCTTAAACGCACCAGCGTTCGCCATCATTTCCCCAAAAAAAAGCCCGGACTAGCCGGGCGTCAAGGAGGTACGACAGGAGGTGTTACCCGGTTGCTGGCTGCTTTATAGCCCTCGCTCTGAAGGTTTCGAGACTCTTTTGAGTCCATGCATCACCAAAAACTTTCCGGTGCAACAACAGCAGCGCATAGCCTGCCGAATAGCGCGGTTCCTTCGCGCAATGCTTCCATCCCAAGACGGTGGTTCTTGGAACATTGATTGCTTCGGCGATGCGCGTCACCGGCCAACGTGACCGCTCAAGGTCAGCAATCAGAGAATCCCATTCGATGCAGCGGAAGGCGGCGCATTCGAGCTTGTGGAGCGATATGACGCCCGCCCGCGATGCGTCGACCATCATTACTTCTTCCGCCTCCAGTCAATGCAGCCGGTGCAGGTGTCAGCCATAAACAGCCTCCAGCGTCCGATCCAGTGACTCAAGCTCGTTCGCCTTGTGCAGCGCCCACCGCTGGCGCGTGCCGTGGATTCCGTGGGTTCCGGTGTGGCAAGCCTCGCAAACTGGCACTACGCAGAAATCACCACTCCTGCGCCCGGGCGTCCTGCCTTCGAGGATGTGGTGAAGATGGGCGAACGGCTCGCCGCAGCAAACACAGCCGGCCTGCTGCCCGAATTCAGAAACGCGCTGCATATGCCGCTTCCCGGCCGCGCTCACGGCCCGACCTCGATCTGTACCATGCCGCCAATCCGATCCGCGACCGATAGCGTCAGCGTGAAACGCTTGTCATTGACCTTCAGGGCTTCTGCTAGGCCATCCAAGCCGCTTTTGATCGAGGCCAGCATGTTGTCGAGGTCACGCCCGCGCCGGTCAGGCGGCACGAATTCAATCCGCAGGCTGATCGGCCCATTCTCCCGAGCCGTTACCATCGCTTCCTTGGCGAGATAGAAGCAGTCCAGCCGGTAGGCTTTCGCGGCGCGCGCCTTCTTTGACCAATGGCCGCGCGCATTCGGGTTCAAATCTGGCGATGGCCAAGGAAAGGTAACAGCGTTCATGCCGCCATTTCCTCCTCTGCAATCCAACGCGCCCCGCAGACCGATCTGCACCAGCGCACCGGTGGAGACTTCAAGCCTTGGCTACTCGGATCGTCGCCCAAGGAAAAAGCCATCGTCAGGGCGACCGTGGCCTGCTGCTTCGTCAGGTCAAGCGAACTGCCGCCGAGCATGATGAACCCCGGCGCACCCTGCCCCATGTCGAACGCCGGCATCATTCGCCAGCCCAAGACCGTTCCGCAGATAAGGTGCCTGAAATCATCCTTGCTCAACCTTTGGCCATGCCACTCGATCTGCGCGGCCAGATCCCCACAAGCCGCGTGCAGTGTGTTCAACTGCTCGCGCTTTGGGTCGTCCTGCCAGTTGCGGGAATCGGTCATTTGCCGCCCCCTACCGCTCCAGCGTGTTCGCTTGCCTTCCGCTCGCATTCCTCAAACGTCCCGAATTCCCCGAGCAATTCAGCGTTGCACCACAGCCGATATTTCAGGTGGTCGCCGACCTTGAATTTTCCGACGCGGTAGGGTTCGCAGATCATGCCCATGTCGCCTTTACGCTGCCAGATCAAATCGCACCACGGAATATATCGTTCGGGCTTGAAATAGCCTGTCGAATAGACTCTGGTGCTGAAAGCAGAAGATTCGACAGGTCGGCGTCAGGTATGAAAATCATTGCCTGCTGCGCGGTCAGCCGTCCGGCAGCGACCCCGGCCTTGATTGCCGACTCACGCCCTGATTTATCCCACCCGAGACTGACCGACCACGCAACGGGGGTGCAGCGGTCACGAGCCTGCCGGCAAAGGTTCTGATAAACTTCCTTGAAAGCCATCCTGGCGCCCACTTCGTCTCCGCTGTCCAGCAACGGATGCGCGGCGCCCATCGCCTGCGCCATTTCCTCGGTCCAGACAGCGGTATCAGCCTCTCCTTTCGGCACCATCGACCAAGCCTCTTCGACACCCGGCCGGCCATCATCAAGCCGAGTCAGCACGTCGGCAATGGTCATCCTCCCTTTGAGTTCGCGCCGGCAACGGGTAAGTGCGCCCATGACTTGCGGCTCTGGATACCGCGCCAGATCGTCGAGCATGACCTGTATCGCGGTTTCTGAAAGATTCGTCCCGGTCAGTTCAGCCGTGACGGCGACAGCTTTGGCGAGATTAATTGACGGCTGCATTGCGCTCCCTTTCCTCGATTCCTGCGATTACCTTGCCCCACACATTCCCATTTGCCTGCGTCTTGTCGGCCTGCTGCGCCTGGGTTTGGGTGATGGTCTGATTCGTCGCCCATTCCGTCCGCAGCTTCTCGGCATCGGCAAGGAGCGGCCCTACGGCGTGTCCTTTCCCGACGTAGAAACTGGAGTTGTGACGAACGTAGAACGCGGCGATGTGCGGCGCCTCCAAGGCGGAAACCCGCTGGCAGAACTGCTTGACCTGGGCGCGCACCTTGGCGTTGATGATCGGCGATTCGCTGTAGCGGTCCCGGTAGCTGGCGCTGTACGCGCCCCATGTTTCCCTGCAAACCGCCTGCAAAGCCGTGTCTTCAACGGAAACCGGCTTCTTTTTTTGGGCAATCGGCGCAGCCGGTTGCAAGGGTTTTGACTTTGCTTGGTTTTCTACAAGCACTAAAAGCGGTTCAAAGTCTTGGGTTACGGGTTTCGGGTTAACGGGTAACGGGTTACGGGTTACGGGTAGTTCAGCATCCGTTGAACGTTCGTTGATCGTTTGCTGAACGTTCGTTAATCGGGTGTTGTTGTGTTGTTCAGCCTTTGCTCTACGAACCTCACCAGAGCGCAACCCGCTTTCCCTTGCCTTGTCTGATTTTTCGTAAACTCGCGTAATTTCCTTGTCGCATCTGGCGTGCTGCCAACTCGACCCGGTATCGACAAAGAACTCTTGAAGCACTTGGGATACCGTTACAGCGTCAAGCCGGACACGCCTAGCCGCTTGTGTTGCGTCATAGGGTATGTGCCCCTCGGTGTCGTAGTACAGATCAATCAGCCGGCGATAGGCTA